CACCTTTTACATTGACATTAACAAAGTATATCCGCTTGATGTAGATGATTTCGTAAATACTCTCCGTTACAATGGCACCGAAGAAGAAGTAATAAAAAGAGACCTCATAAGAAAACTATTCAAGTCACTCTCCACAGATAAAAGAAGGTCCAACATTTATTCTTATTTTTTTGAAGATAAAACAATGAAAGAAATAGCGGAAGAGACTGGCGTCGGAGCAGCAGCAGTCTCTTTTAACGTCTTACAATCTCTATCTCAAATGAGAAGAAAGGCAGATGCATATAAATGGTAAAAGAAGCAGTAAAGATAACCACAATAAGAAGTAATGATGACATGAGAGATGTAATAACAGACATCTTACGTGCTCATGATAAAAATGAACTCAACTCTCTCGTCATATGCGCGTCGATAAGAGATGACCTCGTGCAGGAGCATAATGCTTCCCGTCTAAGATTTGACTGGTATGGTAATAATGGAGTAGGGTGTATTGAGATACTCGGTCTTCTTGATTACATGAAAATGGAAATAAGGGATTTTATAAGGGACTCGAATACATAGTATGTGTTGAAAGTTTATATAATTGCCATGTTGAACAGTAATAATAAGGAAGAATAACATGGAACCAGACGAACAATTAGATGAGTGGGTAAAAGGAAATCCAGTTCATAATGATGAACGTAATGAGTGCTGCCCCGACTTCTCCTGTTGTAATGGTGGAAATATCGCTCCAAGAGAAGTAAGAGAGCGATTCGCCAGAGCTTATTATGAAGAGGACCGTGATACACAGATTCAAATGCTCCTGATGTTTTTAGGAGATGCTTTTACCAGTTTGGGGCACGACGTTCATATCGTTGATGATAAATTTACAGGTTGTCTCCAATAAAGGAGTAAGATGGAGAAGGACGATGGAATGTAAGAAATGCGGACAAGTAAAAAGAGAAGCACAAAGAGATATGGTAAACAATTGCAATGCGTTTTATAATAATATGTGACCCATCATAGTTGACGACAACGACAAAAAAAAGAAAGGGCTACGATTAAGATGAACGACAAACAGATTATTTGGACAATATGGCTGGCCGGCTCATTGGTTGGAACGATTATAGCTTGTGCCGCCCAGCTGGTCGAATCGAAAAGATTATCCCTGGGCGACGCGGTCGGATACGCTTTGGTTTCCTCAATGCTTTGGATTGGTATTTTAATGGGGTTTTTCATTTATCTTATGGATAATTGCCCCTGGAAAATCGAGCTCAAAAGGTAAAAAACGGCCTTCCAGATCCACCAGCACACCCAACTCTCAGAGAGGAGAAGAGTAAGAAAGTGAGAATTAATTGATGAAAAATCAGGTGAAGAAGTTAAAAGTAAAGAAGAAGAAGAAAGAAGAACACCCCAAAGATAAACGTTGCAGGGCAAAGACTTCTCGTAATACACCATGCATGAACTATGCACTGGCGAATGGTAGGTGCAAGTATCATGGAGGGAAGGCAGGGGCTCCGAAGGGAAATAAAAACAAATTGAAGCATGGTATCTATGGAGTAGGACTCCACGCAGATGAATATGAGATTTATGACAGTATAGAGCTCGGCACGCTCGATGAGGAGATAAGACTGGCGAGAGTAAGATTGAGAAGATGTCTGAGGGCACAGAGATGGTGGGAGGAGCAGAGAAACAAAGTGCATGAGGAGATTGAGTTAGGAGAATTGGCGGGTGAGTATGGTAAGAAGCACCTTGACATAACAAGCGTTGAAGAGCGGAAAGGTACTTACTTAAACAAAGATGGAGAGGAGAAAGATACCTGGCAGAGAAAGATACTACGTTCAAAGATAGATTATCAAAAGGAGATACGAGCATCTACCAATCTTATAAAAGAGCTGGAGAAGACGAGGAAGGAGTTGCAGGAGAAGATGGCAGATAAAGATTTTATGGAGAAGGTAGTAGGGTTGTTCAGGGACTTCTCATCAGACGCTATAGGTACATTGCCGGGAGGAGAGGTATAAAATGGCTAAGAAGAAAGGTAAGGGATGGTGGGGAGATTCCAAAAGGCATTCTGAAGCTGCTAAGAAGAGTAGAGGCAAAGGGTTAAAGAAAAAACCAGGACTTCTTAAAAAGCAGAGTTTTAAGCATAGAGTTAAGACGGCAGTTGCTTCAAATAAGAAGATGAGAAAAATCACTTATGGCAGAGACAATTGGAAGAAGTTTAGTGGCAGAGAAAAACGGTTATTAACTTCTCTTATGTCAAATGTAAAGGCAAACTAATTATGGCTAAGAAAAAAGGTAGAGGATGGCACGGTCAGAGTAAAAGACATTCCGTCGCCGCTAAAAAAGGAGCAAAGAGGAACCCAAGAGCAGGTACTGGGCATACTGGTCAGGGTGCAAAAGTAAAAAAATGGCTGAATGATGAGATTGGAAGAAGTAAAGGTGCAAGATTAAGTGACTTCTCCCGCTCCCAGAGAAAGGCGTTGTATAAGACATATGGTATGATGAGAAAGTCATCAGGCACGAGGAGTATAAGAGGTGCCGTTAATAAATGGTCAGGGTTTTAGGAGATAATATGGAATTCGGTTTAACTCCACGCTGGCATCCAATGAAAGAACACGATGAGCAGCAGAGGCTTATCAAGAGCAGGTCGAGGTTTAAGGTTGTGCCAGCTGGAAGAAGAAGTGGAAAAACAGAGATAGTAGGGAAGAGAATGCTTGTGATAAAGGCGATGAATGCTCATAGGAGAGATATGCCTCAGTTCTATATCCCTTATCACGACCCTCGCTTCTTCGTCGCCGCTCCTACTAGAGACCAGGTAAAGCGTATCTATTGGAATGATTTGAAAGCACTTATTCCACGTAACTTTCTTGTAAGGTCTCCGAATGAGAGCCAACTTGTACTATCTCTTATGAATGGAGTAGAGATACACTTACTTGGAATGGATAAGCCGGAACGTGCTGAGGGAACTCCTTGGGATTACGGAGTACTTGATGAATACGCCAATATGAAGGAGAGAACGTGGACGCAGCATATAAGACCTTCTCTTTCTGATAGAATGGGCAAATGCGACTTTATTGGTGTGCCTGAAGGTAGAAACCACTACTATGATATGTACAAAGAAGCACAGGCACAGGCGTTGTGGGCACAGAAGAAGAACCAAGTTCCTGAGTGGGACGCCTTTCATTGGTTTAGCGAAGACATCTTGCCAGAGAGTGAGATACTGGCAGCGAAGAGAGATTTAGACGAACTTACATATCTGCAGGAGTACTGTGGGGATTTTATTCACTTCTCAGGACGTGCTTACTATAACTTCCTTGATTCAACTCATTGTGCAAATCTTACTTACAATCCGAGAGGAGACCTTCTCTTTTGTTTTGACTTCAATGTCGCTCCGGGCGTCGCCGCTGTAATTCAGGAGCAGTATCTTCCGGTAATGAGGGGGAGCGGCAAGCAGCTCTGGGGGAGTGGGGTCATCGGTGAGGTATGGATCCCGAGAGGAAGTAACACAGAGAAAGTATGTAAGAAGTTAATTCATGACTGGGGAACCCATATGGGTCGTATATTCTTATATGGAGATGCCACTGGTGGGGCAAAAGGAAGTGCCAAACTTATGGGGAGTGACTGGCAGATTATCAAGGAGTATATGTGGAGGCATTTTACATCAGACCGCGTATTTGTAAGGGTCAAGCCCAGCAATCCTAGGGAGCGGGATAGAGTAAACAGTGTAAACTCTCGTCTTCTCAATACTAAGGGAGAGATAAGAATGATGGTTGACCCTACAAAGGCCCCTCATGTAGTAAAGGACTTTGAGGGAGCTGTAGTAGTAGAAGGAGGTAGTGGAGAACTTGATAAGACTTCTAATCCGGACATTACCCACCTTACCGATGCTATCGGTTATTATGTATGGAGAGAGTATCCTGTGAAGAAGCAATATCGTAAACTGAAGCAAATTCACTGGAAGTAAAGGATGGTAACTGATGGCTAGGATAAGCAGGGTTATGGCTTCTCTGAAGAAGAAGGGCGGAGGAGGCAAGAAAAAAGGAAGAGGGTGAAGGGGTGAATCTAAGAGGCATTCTTTAGCCGCTAAGAAGGGAGGTAAGGGAGGAAAGAAGGGAGCTGCCAAGGTAAAGGTGCTGAGTCCAAGTACTATAAGATATAAATTAAAAGGAGGTAATATCATGGGAGGGAAACCAACGCCGGGAGGCACGAAAGACATGCGTTTGAAGAGAAACCGCAAGCTTAAGGGTCCGAAGAAGAAAAAGAAATAAGTGTCGGTTTGCCATACCTTAAGGGTAATCAACACTTAAAATAAGGAGGGCTTAAATGGCGAAAGTATTCAAACCAAAGATTCCTAAGATGCCTTCAGGGTTGAAAGAGACGAAACGGCTCGGGAACAAGAGAAGGAAAGATAGGTCAGGGTCTGCGTCTCGCAGTAGATATATAACCGATAAAAAGTAGTAATAGTGCAGGAGGCACTCATGACGGATAAAGACATTCAAGTGACAACCAAGAGATTATTTGACAGTGAGCACTTCAATACCAGCGAGTCTACGCTCTCCGATGTTATAAATTTGGAGAAGTGTGCTGAAGGAGTGGCTATACAGTTAACAGTTACTGCGAGTTCGAGCAGTTCTTCTTCTAGTAGTTCTCGTAGTAGCAGTAGTTCTTCTTCCAGCAGCAGTTCTGCAAACAGTATATCATCAAGCAGCTCGAGTTCAAGCAGTAGGTCTTCAAGTTCGAGTAGCCGAAGCTCAAGCAGTAGCTCATCCAGCAGTAGTTCTTCGAGTTTGTCTTCTAGCAGCCGAAGCTCAAGCAGCAGCTCAAGCTCTGCTATAGCGGAATAAAGGAGGTAATTAATTATGGCAGCGACTTTTAAAATCGAAGCAGTAGAATCTGTTGATGGAGTAACATACATCGACCAAGAGCCCGACCTTGCTCACAACAGAGGAGCGGGAAGTCATTTGTTTGATTATACTCCTACTCCTGGTGTTCGGTTTGCTAAACTGAGAGTGACTGAGGAAGGCGGTGGGGGAGCGACTGTTTCTATGATAGTAGGAGTAAAGTAGAAAAGGAGGCTCATCATGTCGGACAGCAGCGCCATTAGAGATGGTATATTCTTGGGAGAGCTAAGGGTATACTATATGGGAGAGCAGGACCAAACTCTTGAGAAGAAGATGATAGAATCGTATGAGTCAGCTGGGTATAAGTTTAACAGTATGGCTCATACGAGGCTAGGAGTACGCCGGCTCTTATTTATAAAAGATGAATTCGTATAGGAGTAATTATGGCAGACTACGTTCAGCTTAGGAATCCGAAGACGGGTTTGTATGTAAAGATAGACAGGGAAGCAGGAGCAATTGTATCACACAAGAAGACACCGGGTCCGTATAAAGGAGTTCATATCGCCGGTACCGAAGAGCATGATGAATTGATGGATACTGGCATTCATGAAGAAGGTTATGAGATAGAAGAGGACCCGGTTGATGATTTCCTTGACGATTTCGCCAAGGAAGAACCTGAGGCAGTGGAGGAGGTAGAGGAGGAGATAGATAATCTAACAGACGAAACTGAAGAAAAGGATTTCCCACCGCCTCCTCCGCCTCAGGGGATAAAAAAGACGTTCTTTGATTTTACTTATTACTGTACCCATGGTACACCACAGCATTGTAAGATGTGCTACCAGAAAGGGAGGATTGCATCGAGATGATTGCTACGGTTGGATATGATGATGGCACTAATACTACTTATATCACTCCTCGCGACCTCGTTGATTATACAAGTACGGCTTGTTATGACAACAACTATGATGATGAGGTCGAATTTGAAGAAGTAAAAGTAAATCATAAGAACAGAGAGATATTGTTATCGGTACCGAAAGGAAGCCTGGACTATGACCCACGCCAGAAGGTTCCACTGTACTGTCCATCCTTTAGAGTAAATAATGGAAGGAGGCGATAATGGGTTGTAAAGCTAAATACAACAGGTGTATTCGTAAGGTATCAAAGAAGAAAGGACTTGGGTCAGCCAAGAAGATTTGAGGCAATTCCATCTATCAGAAGTCCGGTTCGGGCAAGAAGAAAGGAAGAAAGAAATGAAGGAAGACGATAAGCCTGTAACAGATGTTCCTCCTAGAGAGTTGAGGAAGAAGTTAAAGCAACAGGAGATAGTTGATACGGTTGCCGGATTGCCTAGGGTGAAGAAGGCAAGCAAAGAGATTGAGAGACCAAGAATCAATAGAGTAAGGCAGTTGCGTAAAGGGAGACCTGCGAAGTTTAACGTCTTTAAGAAAATATAGGAGGACAACTGATGGCTAAGAAAAAAGGTAGAGGCTGGCATGGAGATAGTAAAAGGCACTCGCAAGCCGCTAAAAAGGGGTGGAAGAGTTCCGGAGGCGGGAAGGCTATGGGGGTGAAGCTGCCTAGAAGGAGTGGTAAGTTAACAAAATCAGAGAGAGCGACTGTGAAGAAAACATACAAAGAAGCGTCTACTTATATGAAGCAAAGAACCGCTGTTAAGGCTGCTCTCTTAAAAGTTGATAAACTAAGCAAGAAAACCGCCAGGGCAAAGAGAATTAGGGTGCGCACTGGAGGCCCTGGGTACCATTGGTATGGAGGAACTTAATATTATGGAAAAGAAGAGAGGCATCCGTCGCATAAGCAATACCAATTTTGCCTGTGATAGCTGTAACTCCATTTTTCGTGTCAAGGTTTGTGATGGCATAGAGAAGATTAATTGTCCCAACTGTGAGGAAAACATGAAATTGGAGGATTTTAAAAATGGTAGGAAGAAAAGGTAAAGGGTGGTTTGGAGAGAGTAAAAGGCACTCTCAGGCTGCGAAGAAAGGGTCTTCTAAACCTCGTGGCAAGATGGCAACCGCTGCATCTATTACCAGGTCTCAAAAAGGCAAGACAATACTTGGAAGTAGTGGTAAGTCATATAAGAAGGGAGGCAAGCATTACAGTAGGTCTACAGAGGCAGCTGAGTACTTATCAAATCGTGCTAGGGGTATGAGCAAGACGAAGTCAAGGAGTCTTGCCATAAAGAAAGCCGAGGCGATATCCAAGAGATTGCTGGGAGGAAGGAGAAAGTAAATGGCTAAGAAAAAAGGTAGAGGATGGCATGGGGAAAGCAAGCGCCACTCCATTGCTGCTAAGAAAGGCGGAGGTAAGAAGAAGAAATCTTACGTGCAGAAAACTACTACTCCTAAAGCACGCAAAAGAGCAGGCGGAGCATTCAAAAAAGCATACAAAGAGGCAAGGTCGTTTGGAGCTAACAAGTCTAATGCGCGACGTATAGGAATGCAAGCCGCATATAAAGCTGCTCCTAGTGTAGGAAAAAAACGAGCCAGAACTTATGCAAAGAAGGCTGCAGGTAGGCAAGGGATTACAAGTAAAACAGGAAGAGCCGACTTCGCCAGAGGGTTTACAAGAGCATTAAAATGGTAAGGAGAAAGTAAATGGCAATAACTACCGTTGAACAAGATTTGACTTCCTATAAAATATCGGAGATGCCTCTTGTCATGGCTGACCTGCAAAAGACCAGTGAGATTTATAGGGAGTGGGAGAATGAGTGGGGATTTTTGCAGGCCGCTTATGATGGAACCAGAGCATTGGTGGCTTATGGAGCGATAATCCGTCATGAGAGGGAGAGCAATGAGAATTACCAGCGGAGAATCGACGAAGCTTATGGATTCTCTTACTCACGTTCTATAGTAGACCTGTTTAACTACTACTTATTCAAAGAGCCCGTGAAGAGAGAGCTTGGAAGTCTCCCCAATGACCAGCTATGGATGGCGTTTACAAAGGATTGCAACCTGGAGAATGACGAACTGGATGAGTTTCTACTTGCGGCAGCTAAGGCTGCTTCTACTCAAGGACATGTTGGCATATTAGTTGATAAGCCTGCTATAGATTCAGATACTAGAGCCGATGATGTTGAGAAGAACATCTATCCATATCTGGCTTTGTATAAGCCACTAGCTATATTGGACTGGGAGTTTGAGAAAGACGACCACGGCAGACCGCGCCTCGTATATCTCAAGTTAAAAGATGATGACGACTTTTATAGAATATGGTCTCCTGAAGCATGGGAAGTATGGAAAGAGCCTGAAACTGAAGAGGAGATAGATGAGTCATCTAATAAGTATAAACAAATGCAGGCGGAGCTGGTAGCAAGTGGGGAGAACAAGCTTGGGGAGATTCCATTTGTATGGTTATATAATGAAAAGACGGATAAAAGAGGACTTGGTAACTCTGATATAACTGATATATCAAGAATTGATGCATCTATTATTCGCAACCTCTCACAAGGAGAGGAGATAGTTAATTATGCAGCCTTTCCAATGATGAGAAAGCCTAAGAAGGAGAGAGGAGAGACCGAAACTGACGAAGTAGGTGTCACCGCTATCTTGGAGTTCGACCCAGAGAATCCTGAATCTAAGCCGGACTGGTTAGAAGCAGCAGTACTTGAGCCTATTCAAGCCATATTTGATATTATAATAGGTAAGAAGATATCAGAGATATACAGGTCCGCGAATGTTGGAGGCATGGCAGCCACTGAGATACAAACGCAGGCAAAATCAGGAGTAGCTTTGAAGACGGAGTTTCAACTTCTAAACAGCAAGCTGGTTGGTAAGGGCAAATTGTTGGAGAAGACTGAGAAGGAGATAATCCGTCTGTGGCTGAAGTGGATGAAACAGGAAAATAAGTTTGAAGGTATTGAGATAGAGCGGTCTGATACGTATGAAGTAGAGAACCTCGCACAGGATTTGGAGAACTTGATGACGGCTACTACTATTGTAGTGGGGTCAGAAACGTTTAAGAAGAAGGTGCAGAAGAAGACTGCGAGATTGGTGCTGTCTAACGAACCGGATGATGAGATGAAGAAGATAGACAGTGAGATTGATGCTTATAAACCTCCTGAGCCTGTATCTCCTTTCAGAATAAACGAAGAAGAAGATTTGGGAAGTGCTGTTTCAAGTAAGAATACTGATAAGCAGGACGGAGAAAAACAAGCGAAAATAGAAGATGCAAAAGTAACGGAGTTTCCTAAGAAGCGATAAATGGGCAAGGAGAATATTTTAATAAAGGTAGCAGAGGAAGGAGACTCGCTACTTAACGAAACTATAGATATGCACCAGAGGAGGCTTCTGGATGCTATTACTTCGCTGGAAAACAAGATAATAGACCTCGCCTCAGAGTTTCAAACTTCAGATGGTACTCTTCTAGGCCCGAGAGTAAATATGAAGTTGGCTCAGAAGACCCACGCTGATATAACCCGCCTTTTTGATGAAATATATGGAGAAGAAATAAGGCATGTAGTCGACGGCTTTGATGACGCGGCAAGGTACATACAGAGGAGTTTTAATGCTCTTGGTGAGGCGGTCGACTTTACTTCTGTTGACGCTGATATGATTTCAGCATTGAAGAGCAACGCCTGGGCGAACTTTAACCAATTTGGTGCTACTGCCAGAGATAGTATGATTGATACGATGTATAAGTCCGTATTGGGCAAAGGCGCTTTTTCGGAGATGGTCAACCAGTTTAGGGGAGCGATGTCTGGTCACGTTGATGTTAGGGGCAGACCGATGAGTCAGTACGCTACTATCTATGCTAATGACTCTATAATGAATTTTCACAACTCCGTGCATATGAAGAAGGCCACCGACCTTGGCATGCAGCACTTCTTATACTACGGTAACCTCATAAGTACATCTAGAGATTTTTGCATCTTAAGAGTTGGTAAAGTATATACGAAAGAAGAGATTGATGGATGGACTTTTGGTTGGTCTGGTAAGTCTGGTCCTGCGTTTACAAACAGAGGAGGGTATAACTGCAGACACAGATGGGTTGCTGTAAGAAAGAATTGGATAGATGACGAAGAAGAGTTTCATGATAAGGTGGTAGCGTCATCTGGTGGAGATGTAGAAGGCAGGAGAAAAGCGAGTACGAGATTATCTACAAGAGTGAGTGACGGCAAGCTGTACGTTGATTTCCCGGAAATTAATAAGAGTAAAGTCTGGACATTACCAGACCAGTCGGACATCGAGGAGATAAAGAGAATACTTGCTGAGGCGAAAGCATTTGCTTCTGAGAACGGCGCTACTTTTGGACAGGTCAAGGCGGTACAGAAAGCGATGACGGACGCTGGTTTTAGGACACGCTTAGTTAAGCCTGTTAAGCCAAAACCCAAACCCCAGCCCAAACCACAACCAAAGCCAAAGCCTATTAAACCTAAGCCAGAACCAACTCCTCCTCCAGGTCCGGGTCCAGAACCACCGCTGCTTGGTCTCACCGGAAAGCAGCAGGAGAGATATGTAGAATTAGTGAGAAGAGCAGCAGACCAGCAAGCGGAGATCACCGCTTTACTTGAGAAGAGAGCGAGAGAAGGAGTACTATCAGAAGCTGATAACTTACAACTTACTAAGCTGCGTAAGGCAATATATGGCACGAAGAGGCAGATGGCGAAGTTAGAGTCAATCGCTGGCGGCCGTCCTCCTGCTCCTAAACCTACTCCTAAACCGCAGCCTGTCGATATTAAACTTACTGGGAATCTCCAGAAGGACTTTGAGAATCTGGAACTTGCATATAACCAATCGCTACAGCGTTTATCTTCTATATCCGGACTTGATGGTGAGACAGTACTTAAAAATATAAATGATGGCAACGTGTACTGGCTTGAGAGAGTATCTACTTATATGGATAGAAGTAAAGCACTGGCTGAAATAAACGAATTTAAAGTTCTAAGGATAAAAAGGAGAGATGCTTTTAACAGGTATGCTGCTACATGGAGAGACCCAGAAGATATAAGGAAAGCAAAGCACGCAATAACCAGCAATATGCTAGATTTTATTGATATGGAAGGAGCCACTCTTGATAGCGCATTGAAGAATGCAATAACAAAGAGAGCGAAGGAAGGGATGGAAGTATTTCCTCTCGATTTGTTAGGAGCAATGGAAGACGAGGGTTTGAAGATAAGAGTGCAAAGCTATCATTGGGATACTGATACAATTCCTCCTAGGAAGTCGACCCGTTCTTTTTACCGCCCCGGAGATAGACAGTCAGACCGTTTTATTATGATGCATTGGATTGATAAGCCGGATGTAGTCGCTCATGAGTTCGCTCATGCAGTTGATGACTTCTTCTCTGGATATGTTAGTAGTGCCGGTGGCAGAATGGGTGGGGGCTGGATAGAAAGCGAGTTTGTTACTGCTAAAGACGGTGATAGCTTCAAGATGTGGTTCAACTCTCATAAGAGTGGAGGAAAAGGAGATTTTTGGAATGGTGATGGTAAATATTGGCGTGGTAATTGGATTCGTAATTATGAAGGAAGAATATACCCGCATTTGAATGATGGTGTCCAATGGTGGTCAATGAATATGCAGAGGTATCAGGAGTATAGGTTATCATTGAAGAAGAAGTTATTGAACCTGGATAGCTATAGAAACATTTTAGAGAATCCAAAGAACTTCAGTAAGGCGGAAATAGAAAGAGCAGTAGAAGCGTTTGTGTATGACCCTGTTAAGTTGGCGGAATCCTGGGGAGGTGAGGGGACATGGGCTGAAGTAAAAAATCACTCTCCTAGATTGGCTGCTTTTATAGAAGAGAAATTCGGCAAGGATTTTATGAAGCAGGACCTTCTGGACTTACAGCAGAAGTCAGGTGCGGGCGCTAAGGGGTTTATAGATAAGATAAGAGACAGATTAAATAATCTTAGGAGTAAGCTGGGATTTAAAAGTGGCAAAACTGCAACATTAACAGAAGTAAACGCTGCTAAGACAGAGATAAAAACTGAAGCTGGATTGGCAGCAGAGATAGCGAAGCCATCGGAGTCGCTATCTGCAGAAGTAAAAGCGAAAATGTCAGCAAGGCAAATAAGAGCGGTAGATAGTTATGTGCCGTCTGATAAGAAGTCGAGAAGCATCGCTGAGGCTGTTGAAAGAGAGATTGCTGGAGGGTTGAACGCGGAGCATATCATAGGCAAGCGGCCGTTTGACCTCTTTTTGGATAATGAATTTGTAGAGGTTAAGACATTTGTTCAAGGCAGGGGTCAGATAAGAATGAGGCCTGCCAGTAGGGAAAAGAAGATAAAGTTTATGGAGAAGTATGGTGTGCGAGGACATACCGTACTTAAAGATATGAGGACCGAATCTCCTACTTATGGGAAGATTTTTTATAGGAAAGGATTAGGAGATTTCACGGTTGATACGATGACCGAGGTTAAAGATTATGACCACTTAAAGAAACTTTTGAAGAAAGGAGCGAAGAAGGCAGTCAAACAGCCGGAGGCGATTGCCAAGGTTCCAAAATTTGATACTCTATCCAAGGCAGAGAGTTACGCGAAGAAGAGATTGGGTATTACAGAACTCGACTTTGATGATTTGCAAGCGGATGCCGGAAATCTCATGAACCGTTATCTCACAGGTGCATTGGAGAATTTAGAGGTACAACCGAAGAGAATACTCTTTGACCAATCTCTGTTTATGGGAAGAAACCGAAACGTTGCGGCTCTTGCTATGGAAGACGGTTCGTTGTACTTCAATGAACGATTCTTCAAGACCGTTGATGACATAGAGAGAGTTATAAAAGGGCAGTACAAGATAAACCAGTTTTCTACTGACTCACTTGGGCATATTTTACGACATGAATCAGCGCATCTGAAGTATTTCAATATGGGTGGCACAGAAGCTACCGCAGAGAGAAAATTTACGAAAGCGATGCTGGATGACCTAAAAGCGATAGGTTCCGAAAATATAGATAAGTATATAAGCAGATACGCGAAGAAGAACCAGGGAGAGTTTTATGCTGAGATGTACGCCAAGATTATGAATGGTGAGCAGATACACCCGGCAGCGAAGAAAGTTTTGGATAGAATAGAGGCGGGTTTGGTAAGACAAATGAAAACAGGAGTCATAAAAGCTGCGGAAGGTGGAATAGCCGCGGAGTTAGAGATGACGGCTGCTGATGCGAAGGCGTTTGCTCCAGAGCTGGCAGCAGAGAAGAAACTTGCTAAGATGTCTCCTAAACTTTCTGATGCCGCGAAGAATCAGGCAATGGTAGTAGTCCAGAAAGTTATGATTGGTGCTCATAGAGGTCTCAATGTTATTGACCCGCCAGAGAAGAGTTTCGTAAATGATATGAGGGACGCTTTGTTGACTCTCCAGAAGATGAAGGTTATTTCAAAATTCGGCTTTATAACTGGTGAGGCACGAATATCAATGACCGGCAGGCAGGTTAAAGCTGTTAATGAAGTATTAAGGAAGAATAAAGAACTTGGCATGGTATCGTTTGATGCTATGCCGGAGGTTGCTCCGAAAATAACAGGTTTAACAAAAAAGTTGATAGAGGCTCCTGTAGAAGGGAAAATAATAGAAGACCTTTTCTTATCAGATATAGATGCTGGCATTGACGCTATTATGACTAACCTAGATCTTGATACTCTGAAGGAAGTTGCTTTTATTAAGGCTAGAGAAGAAGTATATTTGGCAACACAGTACTTTCTAAAAAACGTTAGGAATATACCAGATAAATTTATTGTGTATAGAGGAGGAGAGTTAACGGATGAACTGTCTTCTGTTACTACGAATCCCGCTACTGCTCTACGTTTTGCAAGAGGGGATAAGTCTAAAGTAAAAGCATATATAGTTAACAGAGAAGACATTTTGATAGATGTAAACGGTTTGAAAGGTTCTTATCAAGCGTATCCTGGTGAGCAGGAGATGATTATAATGTCCAAGGATTTGGCTGAGGCAGATATCACTAATGTTATTTGGTTAGCAGCGGAGAGGTCTATACAATGACACTACCTATTATACAATGTGCAACGTGCAAGTTTAATTTAAGAGATTATACTACAGAAGAGAACTTTCCAGGTATAACAATTTGTGACCAATACCCTAATGGCACGCCGGACTATGTTATGGATGCAACCGACGATTGCCCAAAATATGAGGAGCAGTAATGTACTACATCTATGATGAGAATGGTTTTAAAGGCGACTTCGCGTCTCTTTTCACCGTCACGGAATTTGAAAGTATTGCCAAGGAGCATGAGCTGCCAGCTCTACAGCAGTTTCTGGATGATGGATTCTCTTTGGACATAAAAGCAGTAATACGTGATTTATCTACTTTGGATTTTAGATTCGCAGAATTAGACGATGTTAAATCAGATTTAATATCTGTTTTGGAATCATGCTCTGGAATGATAATACTATCTAATGGAGGAGAGAGCTCATAATGATGGTCAGCATTGCAAAAGATGATGAAGCCGGTTATATAAGTTATAATCATATAACGAAGGACTTGGTGGTAGTTTTCCCTAATGCTATAGTAAAAAATC